GCAAAAAGAGCTTGATAAGCAAGACCTATGGCAGGTGTCCGATCTGGAAGCCCGGGTGATGCCCGCACTGGCCGACATGTCATGGGGTGGCGTCAAGGTCAATCTCGAAGCGGCTCACGCCGCAATCCCCGCACTTGATAGACAACAAGAGGAACTCGAATATGAAATCGAAAAAATCGCAGGCAAGGGATTTAATGTCAATTCAACGCCACAAGTCCGTGCTTTCTTTAAGCCGGAACCCGTCAATAAATTTCAGTGGCGTCTTATCGATGGAACGCTTGTCGGTCCGACAAAAGGTGGAAAGGGTCCGAGCCTTGACCAGAACGTCATGCGGGAAATCCAACATCCGCTGGCTGAGAAAATTATGGCTCTTCGGAAGACCATCAAACTTCGGGACACCTTCATCCGAGGTCATATTATCGGAAGCGCTGACTCCGAGGGTTACGTCCACACACAGTTCAACCAAACTCGCAACGATGCTGACGCTGGTACCGTCACCGGACGTTTGTCGTCTACAGATCCAGCGTTGCAGCAGATCACCAAGCGTGATAAGGCTAATGCAAAAATCCTGAGGTCGATGTTCACCGCCGATGAAGGAGAGGATTGGTTATGTACGGACTATTCACAGGTGGATTTCCGCTGTGGTGCGCATCTTCAAAACGACCCGACAGTGATAGCGGCATACAAGAAAGATCCGAGTCTGGATTACCATCAAATAGTGAGCGACATGACGGGAATTCCCCGGAATGCTCCGTACGCTGGTGCCCCCTACACGAAGCAGATCAATCTTGGTCTTTCCTTTGGGGCAGGAGTCGGGAAACTCGCATTCATGATGAAGATGCCCTACGAAATTCGAGAACTCCGTGGGAAGATGACTTATATAGCTGGTCCTGAGGCCAAGGAGATTTTTGATCTTTATCACAAGAAGCTGCCCGGGGTCAAGAAGTTCATGGACAAGGCGACAGCGATCGCCAAGGAAACCGGATATGTTCGAACCGCCATGGGTCGACGTCTGCGATTCAACCGAAATACGGCACACAAGGCGGCTGGCCTGCTTTACCAAGCGTACGCAGCGGATCTTCACAAAATCGGGATCGTGAGGGTCGATTCCCTGATCCGGGACCAGAAGCTCCCCGCACGTCTAATGATGTCCTGTCATGACGAGCTTGGAATTAGCATGAAACCCGATGAAAAGATAAAGGATATGATCGTCGCAGAGTACACGGACTTCAATTCTGATATGTCCGAGGTAAAGATGCAGGTGCCAATAACTGCATCGGCCAAGTTTGGCAATAATTGGTATGAAGCATCAAAGGATTAATCATGAAAGTATATACCGGAACCAAGACTGTCATCGCAGAATCGATGACCCGGGCAGCTTACAACGCATACCGGGGATGGAAACTCCCTGCAGACGAAGATGGCGACGACGAGGGATATTTGGTCGAATACACGGATGGCGGTAAAGCCAACATGCCGGATCGTGCCGGTTATGTCAGTTGGTCGCCGAAGGATGTGTTTGAACGGGCATACCATGAACATGGTCTTTTCATGAATTTCGGCGCGGCGATTGATTCCCTGCGTGCTGGCCTGAAAGTTGCCCGCCAAGGATGGAATGGTAAGGGCATGTGGCTGGTGCTGGTCCCGGGAACCCCACAGGTGAACTTTACCGAAGGGTCGGCATATATGAAAGCCGGTCTGACGCACGGTGAAATTCTGCCGCATATCGACATGTACACGACCAATGCAGAAGGTCGCCGCGCCATGTTGCCGGGATGGTTGGCAAGTCAAACCGACATGCTGGCCGAAGATTGGGTCATCGTACCGTAATCATGCCAGCCCCCGAAGTCGAAATCGAAGGTAAGGTCCGAAGAGAGACGGATAAGGCATATCTGTTCGACTTCGGGGCCAAAGAACCTGTCTGGGTACCGAAATCCCAGATATCCGATGAAAGTGATCCGGATGATAACGGCATCATTTCCATATTTATCCCCGAATGGTTAGCAACTGAAAAAGGTATGATATGACACATCAAGTAGATATGATCCTGGACTTCCAATACGGGAGTACCGGGAAGGGTTTGATCGCGGGATACCTCGCCAAGCGCGAGAAGTATGACACCGTGGTCTGTGCGTTCGCAACCAATGCGGGACACACTTACATCGACAAGTCGCGTGACATGCACGTTATGACGCAGCAACTGCCAACCGCTGCGATTGCTTCACCAACTGTGAAAAATGTGCTGCTTGGGCCGGGCGCATTGATTCACGCTGCAACACTGATGGACGAAATCGCGAAATACAGTCAATGGCTTGGCGACAAGCGAATCATGATCCATCCACACGCTGCCATCGTGGAAGATTATCACGCTACACAGGAATCCGATTGGGGTATGACCAAGATTGGATCAACCACCAAGGGCGTTGGCGCAGCAGCGGTGGAACGGATCAAACGTCGTCCGAATAGTGCGGCCAACGTTGCCAAATTCCGGCTGGTAGATCACTGGCTCGGTACTTACGTCTGCACGGAGCAGGAGTACCGGGAAGTGTTGGACGCGTCGGAAAATGTTCTCGTCGAAGGAGCGCAGGGTTATAGCCTGTCGATGTACCATGGACAATATCCATACACCACCAGTCGTGATGTTACGCCGTGGCAAGTCGCGGCTGATTGCGGTCTGCCTTACAAATGGGCGTCTTATATCCGAGTTATCGGAACCATGCGGACTTATCCGATCCGAGTTAGTAACCGTGACGGGTCATCGGGTCCTCATTATCCGGACCAGCGTGAAATTGCTTGGGAAGACATCGGAATCAAACCCGAGCTGACCACGGTCACGAAGCTGCCGCGTCGAATCTTCACATTCAGTCAGCAGCAAGCGACCGAGGCAGCGTTCCATTGTGGCGGATATTGGGCGACTCGGATTTTCCTGAATTTCGCCAACTACTGCGACCCGGATCAGGTCGATGAAATCCAGCGTCTGATCGAAGAGCCTCGCCCGTTGTGCTTGAATACGCCAAAGGTCCATTGGTTCGGGTACGGTGCCGATGATAAAGACGTTCTGTCTATCGAGGAGATTCAACATGCAGGCTGATTGGCTCGGGGATGATCCCGCGATGGAATCTGATATGGCGGATAATGATTTTGCTGTCCATATTGGGAAGTTGACCGAGGAGGTCACCCAATGGGCCGATCAAGCCTTCCCACACCGCACAGACGTATCAATGTACCTGAAGTTGTACAGCGAGATTGGTGAAATGATCGAGTCGGACGGCGACCCCATGGAAATCGCGGATGTCTTTATCATGCTGCTTGATTACGCCAACCGCAAGCAAGTGGATATTACGAGCATTGTTCGCAAGAAACTGGCCATCAATCGTGATCGTGAATGGACCACCGATCGAAATGGAGTAAACCGCCATGTTGGATAGATTCTTAGCTTATCCGGCCAAATACCATGCTCTCGAAACAGTGATGCGTATGCACTCCGTGAAGCGTTGGCATATGATCGACACGACCCGACAGCAGACAATGGCTGAACACAGCGCCAACGTTGCGATGCTGGCCTTCCTGATCGTTCATACCGCCCCATTCGAGAAATTTCAAGGTGGGATGCCCGCAATGATGTGGGGAATGTTCCACGATCTACAGGAGTCATTCACTGGTGATCTGCCGGGACACACCAAAAAATTCTTGACGGGACTCAAGGAAGTCGAGAAGGCAGTCACTCCTCCTGAATTCAATCATCATGTGGGCGTACATACCCAAGCAGTGGTCAAGTTATGCGATCTGGCAGACGGCATCCGGTTCATCCGCCTACATGGGGTCGACGCGACGGCTCACCACGCGCAGAAGCAGATCGAGGAGCAGCTGGAAGAAAAATTCATCAGCGTCCGGAAGGATCTTGGATGGGAAGATAATCTAGTTGAGCACGTTCAAGACTATATCATGTTCTACGCATATGAATCCGCCCGAGCTTGAATTTCGGCATTATCTTGGTCCCCGACTAAAGGGCCAAGTCATGTTCAGTTGGCACGAGGACCGAGAAATCACGCCCGGGGTTCCGGATATGCATTACTGTTTCCGGTCCAATTTCGAGGCGCTCTATCGGGTCGGTTGGTTGGAACTCAAGGCTCTGAAGGGCAACTTAACCAAGTCGCACCGTATCACGGTGGAACCCTCACAAAAGCAGTACATACGGCAGTGGCTCGACTATATGCCGATACACTTCCTGATCCGCATCAATGAGCGGATCTATCTTATTCCCGGCACATACGCCGATTCTCTTGGGGCTATCGATAATATCAGGGATCTGGAAATCGTTTCAGTGATCCATTTCCCACAAAAGGAGTTGATTAGTCAACTGATTCCAAAACTGCAAGCCATCACGAAGGTCTAACGTGTCATTCCCTGAATACGACAAGACAAAGCCATCAATCCTGATCAAGGCGACACTTGATCTGATCCACGAACCGGGAACGGTATTTGAAGTCCGTATCCCAAAAACAAAGGCCGGAACGATATCCGGATATTTCAACGATACATCAATAGCTGCCGCGCTGATCGCCCGCGAAAACGGTAAACATCAGTCCGTTTATATGACGGTGAACCCCGTCAATCCATCTTTGGTCGCTCGATCCGAGAATAAGTTAGAATACGGCACATTCTTCACATCGTCTGATGGGGATATCGTCCGCCGCCGTTGGTTCCTGCTCGATTTCGATGCCGTCCGACCCGCTGGTATATCATCAAGTGATGAAGAATTCGAGCTAGCTAAGACGAAAGCTGATGAAGTTTCCGAGTGGTTGATGTCCATAGGATGGCCAGAACCGATCCGCGCCAATTCCGGTAATGGCGTGCACTTGATGTACCGCACCGACGACCCAAATGATGATGCCGCCCGGGTCGATTACGAGTGCGCTGTAAAGATGCTGTCATCACTATTCAGTGATGATAAAGTCAAGGTCGATGTGACCGTCTTCAACGCCTCCCGGGTCTGGAAGATTTATGGCACTATCAGTGCGAAGGGATCATCTACCGCTGAACGTCCGCACCGGGTCGCGATGATCACCAGCGTCCCCCAAGAATTGAAGATTCTGACCCGGGACCAGATCGACAACGTTGCTCGCCCACTGCGGGATGCTAAATCCGAAGAATATCGGGACATGACCGGTGAATTCATCGGGGATATGGTGAAATGGCTGACCGATCGCATGCAGACGGTTGTGAGTGGTCCTCGCCCAATGTTCGGCAACGAAGGTCAAAAATGGATCATATCGAAATGCCCGTTCAATGAAACTCACCAAAATCCGATGGTTGGATTGGTTAGCAACCGTCCTGTGTTTCGCTGTCTACACGACTCTTGTTCCGCGTTCAAATGGAAAGACTTTCGTGAGAAGATCGACCCTACATATAAAGACCCGGATACCGTCTACGACCGATTGAAGGGATGGTGTGATGGCGACACCACTGAAGTCGATAATGAACTGATTCAGACAGCCTGCGCCACCGGCAAACAATTGGCCGGGATCATCAAGAAGCTTAAGAAAGAATGCACCCGGTCCCGCGTACTGTTGCTGGAAGATCTGATCAAGGAAGAGCGTAAACGATTCCAGAAGGCAACGATCGGTGATAACAATGAAAAGAATAATCTCGTTGGCCTGATCAACCGAACCCGGGACATGCAAGCCGACGGTATTGTACCGATGTATTGGATTGCTGACTACGACCACCGGATTCGAGTCGGTCCGGTCGGTGATGTTGATTGCCCGAAGCTGTCGACCGAAGACGAAATTCATCTGCTCGTGAAATTCCACTCGATGGGCGATTCCTGGGTCAAACAGGTGCACATGTACCAAGTCATCCAATATCTGGCAGGAGAATACCGGATTAACCCGCTTAGGAACCACCTTCGCACCATGCGTTGGGATGGTGTTAAAAGGCTCGATACTTGGTTGCCCGACATCATGGGTACCAAGGATATGCCATATACCCGGGCTATCGGTAGGAAGTGGATGATATCTGCCGTGGCACGTGCGATGGAACCAGGATGTCAAGCCGACCATATGCTGATCTTCGAAGGCGTGCAGGGTATCGGCAAGTCTCAATCTCTACGTATTCTCGGTGGCCAGTTCTACTGTGAATATTCAGGAGGTATGACGGGGGGAGGCTCCGTCCATAAAGATATGGTTGCCGTAATCGCAGGCAAGATGATCGTGGAATTATCAGAGTTGGCGACGACCCGCCGCAGTGAAATGGAAACTCTGAAAGCCATTATCACCACCACCGTCGATGACGTCCGATTGAGTTACGAACGTGATGCGAAGAGTTATCCCCGTACTTGCGTGCTGGCAGGCACTACCAATGAAGTCGGCCAAGCATATATCGCTGACTTAACGGGCGCACGCCGATTTTGGCCGACCCATGTAGGGGAAGTCAAGCCGATCCGTGCAGACCTGCTCAAGGAGGTCCGGGATGAACTCTGGGCAGAGGCAGTCGAGGCGTACGATGCCGGGGAGGATTGGTACACAGTTCCGCAGGAAGACGTTGCTGCTGAACAGGCTGATCGACAAGTATCGATTGAGAATTCAGAGCCATGGTTCATGAAAATCCGCAACGCATTGACCGACCCGGACAGCTACGTCAATGAAATATTCTTCGCAGTCCCCCGATACGAAAAAGGTCAACTAACCGACCAATTCAACATCCGTGCTGGTGCTGTTCATATTATGCTTGGGATCTTGCTGCAGATTGACACCGCCCGACAATCGCAAGCAGACGTCATGAGGATTCACAAAGTGCTTCGAGGTATCGGGTTCAAGAAGGTACGTCCATCCGGAAAATGGCAGGGTAGCTCTTATGCGTACGACCTCGCCTCCGAGTCACTGCCTCACCTATGGTCATCCATCGACACCGCTCGGAAATCGATCAAGTTCCCGAAACCGGTGGAAGAGGATCACGAATGAGCGTCGTATGTTATTTCAGACCGGGGAGTCGTGCCCGTATATTAGCTGGTGACACCCCAAAATGGATATCAAATAACGCTAGAGCGCCGTATATCGAATCTGTGTGTCGGTCATACCCCGATTGGGTTGATCGACACGATCTAAACTTACTCAGAGCATGGGCTAAAGCACGAAGCAAATTCTCTGGTGAGTTATATGTGATGGACCATATAATCCCTGTAAACCACCCGTTGGTCAGTGGATTAAGCGTTCCTTGGAATTTTCAGATCATCCACTGGAGAGTTAATGGACGAAAAGGAAATACCTGGAACCCTGATCAAATGGAGTTATTCCCCCGGCGATAGATCACTGAAATCCGAAATCGGACAACCAGGAGGAGGAGGAGGACCGTAAATGAGGGAATCGAGACCTCCGGGAAATGTAGTCGGCTGAGTATCAGGACATTCCATTTCTCCGAATTCATCGCCTGAAAAATCGGACCCCGGGAAATCCGAACCAGGCTCCGGAATGTCCGGATGTTTGAATAGGTCCAGAAACCAGCGAATCACGATTTACCTTTGACTTTTTCCCATGATCGGCCCAAGGTATACCCGGTCATCACGACTCCAAACAATGTCAGGATTGAATCTGGGATCGCTTTCATCCAAGCACTGAATCCAGCAGTGAAAGCCGCTACCATATCTGGGCGGAACATGGATAGCACGCCCATCGGGATGCTCCAAAGTAGTAGGATATAGACGACATACAGGAAGCTTGGGCGCGCACGCGAAGTCCATGGGTCGGATGATTGGGCTTCTGCGATGATAGCGCTCAACGCCACTTTCACTTCTTCAAGTTCTCCACGTTGCGTCATATTGAGCAATTCGAGTTGCGCTCTAGCCTTCTGTTCCGGATCTGGGAACAGTTTATCAATCAGCTTGCCTCCGATTCCGAAAATTCCGCTCAACGTGATCGGATCCATATCAATCCTTTTTAATGTAAACACCAGTGCGCATCATTTCTGCCATGCGAACAGCCCGCTTCGGGGTCTGCCGTGCCCAAAGACTGTTGAGCATGCCTTTGGCAGCGCTATCATACCTTTCAGCCTTGACCATCGCCAGAGTGTTTACGAATTTCAGTAATCCGTCTGTACCCATTTGGAAAGACATCGCGATCAAGACGTTACGCCGAACCTCGTCGAGGTCAGCGACCCAAGGAAGCGCTTTCAGGACCTCACGGGTTTTGTTCCGGATATCATTGGCCAACAGATAGTCGATTTCATCGTCCGACAATCCACCACCCTTCTTTTTATCGATCAGACGCCCGATCCCGATCGTCAAATATCCCTCAGAATCGAGGTAGGCGTGCTTGACCCGGGCTTCTTCGTCTTCCAACATTTCAGCGAGATTCATCAGTGCCTCCAATTACTGAAAATCCATGCACCGATAGCCGCAAGTGCCGATGCGACAGTACCGAACGCCATGGTAACATGCCAACCCCCACGGGCTTGCACCATGATATCTCGCAATTCTTCGACGGTTTTCTTGAGCGAATGGACATCTTCGGTGAGTTGGCCCACCTGTTGTTCCAATCGACCTATGTGACGTTGTAATTGATTATCATCCATGAGTTTATCAGAATCTGTATTCGACCATGAAGTGGAGGACATGTGCTTGTGTGGCTTGGATTTTGGGAAGGTATCCCACACGGATACCTGCGTGATCGGAAAGCTTGAATCGAATTACCGGCATGATCAATGGAGTGACCTTATGTTGCGGATATCCGGTGATCCCACCAACTACAATCGACCCCTCTACTTCGTCCGAAACAAATACAGGAAACGCATATGCCAGATAATTGCTCTGTTTGCGTAATGAATTCCGGAAAGTTCCGATCACGATATCATTCTTGAATTGGATGTACGCTCCCGGATTTGATCCGGATAATTGCGGCGCAGTAGGATAGGGGTCAATATGAGCACTTCCAAGATGGAGGCCAACAGCCATGACACAGCAAAGTAGATCAATCATGTGAATATAACCCTCGCATCAATCAAGGAAGCCCCGGTACCGTATACAATCAATATAGTGGAACTGTCGAGTGACACCATCAAGCCACCATTACCTGAAAAGTTGGTGTCATATAAAGTGCCGACCGATGCAATAGAAGTGGATACAACACCAGCCATCAAGAATTTGTCGTTACCATTATCCTCGTTCCATGTCATGAAATACTTATCGAACATGGAACAAATGAGAGTTTTATCACGAGATGTTGCTGCATTGAGCAAGACCAATGACCCCCATGTGATAACAGATCCAGATCGAATCGCTGCCACCACATTTGATGTGAATGTAGAAGGCAATCCGGGTTTGTTGACGGCTCCCACCACGATCACACCAGTAGGAGTAATCAATATACTTGTAGCATCGGTGCTAGCTATTCCGCTATCATATATAGTGCCATTTGTGGCTACTGTACCAGCAACAGTGATCACACTGCCTTTTAGATTGCTGGCCCCCAACTTATATACCAACATAGCTTCGGTCGCAGAAAGTGCTTGCAACTCCATCGATGTTGGATTGGTTTCAACGGTTGAAGTTATAGCGCCGGCAGTACACGTAGTGCCGGATACACTTATAACTGCCATGCCGATTTGACTGGTACTGAAGTCATCCCATGTTACCAGTGCAGTCGTCGCTGTTAACGATACCACTTTATGGCGATTATTCGCTCTCAATACCGAAGCCAATGCTGTGTATGTCGTAATGGCGGTCCCTGTAACGGTGACTACCATAAACTGGATATAGTCAGATGAATCCCTGTATGCTACAATAGCTGTGGTATCATCTATTCTGGCTATGCTTGTCACTGCACGAGTCGCACCACTCAGTAAAGTAACAGGTGCACCAGCAGTCACCACTGAAGTGTGATTTGTCGACATCGCCACAACTTTGACAACCGATCCAGAATTCTCTACGTACGCCAACAACGCTAATTGGTTGGTCAAATTCACTAAACTCAATCCAGCGCTGTTCGTCGCGGCTCCGACTACATTCGTTGCAGCCCCCACGAGAGATATGTTGCTCCCCGGAGACTTGGTTGCCAATAATGCTTGATGAATACCGCTCATGATATGCCAGTACCCGAAATCATCCACACAGTCGGTGTGACTTTAACAAGAGTCGCTATCGACGCGGCTGCAATTGATCGCGGTCCAGTGGATCCCACACCAGCCCATACCATTGTATCAGAAGTGATGGACAAGGTAATCACACCACCACCAGATGGATTAATGATAGTTATGGTAGTACCGACAGGAAATGCCACGCTTGCATTGGCTGGTATGGTAAAGGCATGAGGAGTCACGCTGTCATGATATATGTGCTTACCATTGTCCGATAACACAAGCGCATACGCGCCGGTTTGGATATTTTGAGAAATTCCAGGAAAGATATATGGATTCAACAACACCCAAGAATCTTTGATGGCGTCCCACTGAAGCAATAACGTTGCGTTTAATTGAATGTCACCAGCATTCAAAGCACCTATCCACTTGACAATAGGTTTTGCACCGATTGTTCCAGCATTTGGGGTGAATGTGGGGGCGACAACAGTATTGGTGCCCGGTGATTTCACCCGCAGCAATAGACCATCGGAAACAGTTGTGATATCTGGAGTAAATTCGCCTACGATAGCATCCCCGGTTCCGGTTGCTGTCGCATATGCATACGTATTTTGCTGAACTTCGGACGAAGAAATGAAAGTCTTCCAATCGGCGCCGTCATATCCCTCGAACTGATTTAATGTGAGGTTGAACCGGAAATATCCGGTCGCAGGAGGGGCATCGCGCTGTGCTGTTGTGCCAGCAGGAACAATCACTGAACCAGTGGAGGATGTTCGATAGTCCGATGTGACTTCTTGGATACCATCTACCGTCCAAATATCAACGCCATCAGGATCGCGAAGATTGACTTTATACGCCCCAGACCAGAAAATCACGGCTTCGCCACGTGCATCGAGAACGACTGGCCAAGGATTCGGGATCAGACCATCGGCGTCACTGTAAGTAGCTCGAGGCGTTGACGTCCCCGCGTCATAGGTATAAACCATGCCACCGACCATCGGCAGGCCATCGTTACCGAAGAATTTTTGTTTGCCTTCCGGCAGTAAGCTTGCCATATCAATCCTTGACCATGTTTGCAAGAGTCATGCCTGTACCTGCGCCGACTACTTGTGTTGTCCGACCTGGAATTTCTGCGATGGATTCCGCCAAAGTTTTCGCAGGCTTCTTGAACCCCTCGAGAATTTTGGGGCTGTTCAATAGATGTGTCGCAGTCCGACCAGCAGTGGCGGCACCTGCCATCATTCCAGCGATTGTGGTTGGAGCAACCCCGAATGAAAGTCCACCACCACCGATAAGACCAAGTGCGATCGCCCGTTGAGCAGTGCCCGAATTTGGAACCGAGTCACGAACGAATTGACGTCCAATCTTCGCAATATCTCCAAGTTCACCCCGGGTTCCCATCGCCATTGCCTCTTTACCGGCTTCAGTGCTGTTCAAAGCCTGCAGCAGAGCATTGGGATCGATATTGCCACTGGCTCCGTCTTTTGCCACAGCATTACGAACCGCCTTCAGGTTCTTATATTGCATCCGAATGGTGTCCCAAGCTTCTTTGTCAGCGGGAGATATTGAACGATCCATCGCTTCCCGGATCGCTTTCTGCATTTCTCCGAGGTATTGGGCTTTTTCACCACCGGACTTTGCGATATTGCTGATAGAGGAGTCAACTGACTGATATGCCGCACCTGGAAGTTCCATTATGGTTTTGTGGGCCGGGATACCGTCGAACGCACTGACTACTTCACGAGACGATGCATTCGCTTGACGCACGACACGATCATAGATCGAGTTCACCGCTCGAATAGTACCATCATCCCCGAATTGTTGAGCTTCACTCAAGATCCCATCGAGTCGACCGACCAAGGTATTGTCGACATTCAGAGTGTTCCGCATTGAGAGGTCGTTGAATGCATCACCTAGACGCCTGCGATTTCTGGCGTATACCGCATTGGTGATGGTGTCGGTGTCGTCTCCAAATGTCTTTGATACTGCCCGAGTGAATGCTTTGCGCTGTGCTGAATTGACTTGGGCCGCGCCAGTCAACGGGAGTTGTTCCAGAGAAGACGCCAATGTCTTCAAGAACTTGGAATCTCCGAGTTGGGCGATATTGACCGGAATACCAGCGGCTTTGGCTTTTTCGGCTAGCGCCAGTGCTTCAGGTGTGACATCCCCGACCAATCCACGAAGTGTACCCTTGACAGTATCTTTGGCGACTCCAAATGCTTTCGGGACAGCATATCCAAACCCAACAGATCCAGCAGCGCCCATCGCGCCACGTTTCGCACGTTCTCCGACTGACCCATACTGAAGTACTTCAGGGGCTGCGCCAGCGAAAGCAAGTTTGCCGATCGTACCAAGGGTTGTTCCCGTCGCACCAGCAGGAATGATCATCGAAGGAGCCGATTCACCAACTGCTGTCGCAATCGGATGCTTCTTTTGCAGCTTGCCATATATCACGTCATCATCTGCGGCTTGCTGTTTGAGTTGGGCCTGTGCCTCTTCATTACCCGTGACGCCGTGATAGATCTGTTGGACCCCCTTCACGAGACGATCAGTCGTGCGACCGGCCCCGATCAACATAGATTTGGCGATCCCGGGATCCTCTACCTCCGGTGTCGCGGGTGTCGGTGCGGGTGGAGCGACAGGAGCGCCCGCAAGCTGAGATATGATAGCCTCGTCGGAGTATCCAGCAGCACGCGCCGCCTTTGTGTCGAACGACGATGCCTGTCCCAGATGCTCAGCAATCTGTGCATCGGTATATCCCGCTTTACGGGCACCATTGACATCGAATTGGGCCATCATTACCTCTTGAAGAAGCTGTCCAGTGGAGGCAGTGTGTTCGGGTCAGACGGCATCGGCAATGTCCGAGCAGGTACCTTGGGACTGGTTCCAGTATACCCCGCAGCGCTGCGTTGCATGATCTTTTCAACTGTATCGAGCGCCGCCATACGTGCTTCGATAG